AACTTCTAATATAATAGGATTGTTTATAGCTTCTTTAGCTGTAAAAAAACTACCAGTAGCTTTGTGATTACAACTTTCTGAATACTTTGGTAAAAGATTATATCTGTAACCTTCTTCATTTTTATCTGTTACTGTTTTATAAGGGTATAGTTCGGAAATAACTGGGTCTAGTTCGTCTTCTTCAGTAAGAGGCACAAATATAGAAATTTTAGCGTTAGGTATTCCGAATCCACCGTTGGCAACAGCTCTACCCACAATTACACCGTAATCCGCACACATTCTAGCGTACACATCCGACTTTACAATTTTAAGACTTAGTATTTCTAGTTGGTCGAAATCTTGTTCTAAGGTTACTTGTATGTGTTTGTCCGAATTGGTTTCTGCTTTTATCCTATATGATTTTGCCATACACTTTCTTTTATAAAATAAATAGTTATGTAGTTAAAATCAAATTTAAACTAAAGGGTAAATATGTAAACCTATTATGATACTGTAGCTTGTAATGTAGATTTAACTCTCACTACAATATCTTTTGTTGGAAATTTTATTTGAAATGATTGTGTTGGTTGTGAAAATACTACTCCGTCAATTAATTCTATTTGTTTGGTTTCAGGGTCGGAGTATCTTTGCGAGACTTCGTTACTAGAGTATTGTCCCCCAACTTTATTGTATAATCTTAAGTCAATTAAATTTATTACTCCATCCTGAGATGAAATATTTTTCGTTAACTCACCAACAAAAAGGTCTGTGCCCATTTCTCTATTATTTGGTGAAAAGAAAGATTGTGTTGTGTTGATGACGTTACTGATTATAACCCCACTATTAAATGATGGGTCTATCAATAAATCCATTTCAATACCTAAATCTATTACCTGTGCTGGTGAAACAACTATGTAATCATTTAACATTCTAAAGTCGGATAAGTAATTAGCTATATTTTCCATTAAAGTCGTACTTACTCTGGAAGTTAGACTACCGTCTGTATTATAGGAAAGTAAATTAACGATTATTTTATTTTCAATTTCCATTATTCCACACTTTGCTGGAGCACCAAACACTGAAGGCATAGTATCAATTAAAGATTTATAATCTTGTATTGTTACCGCTCTTTTTTGTGCAGCAAAATTAAAACCAACATAATTCCTAACTTCTTCCACACTGGGTTGGTTAGCCCCTCCTACCGCTGCGGTAACATTATTAACTTGTAACGAATTTTGTACTGATTGATTTATATTGTTATTTGGTCCATTTATAACAAAATCTATGGTCCCTAAATTAGTTATACTGTTTGGTCCAACATTTGTAGTTTTACCACCACCGACTCTATATTGAATAAAAATAGTACTATTACTTTTAGGTGTACTACCTAAAGATAAGTTATTCATATACTTACTCAAATCCATAGCAAGTCCTTGTTGGGTGAAATCATCTAAACTATCTTGTCCACTACTGGTACCACCACCCAATGTAAGATAAAAGAAACCTTCAGGGGTATATTCAGTTATAAATCTCTGATTAACACTTTCCCATTTTCCAACTTTAACACCAGGTAAGTCGGAAGGTTTAGTAGTATCAACCATAAAAACTTTATCTTGAGCTAAAGCATCTACTTCATACCATTTGTTATCGGAAGTTAAAAATTCAGTAGCTTTAGGTATAGCTTGTATATTAGTTCCATCTTTTTGGATGACTCCCGTAACACCTAACACATTTTTTTCAGGTAAAAATATTTTTAAAAATGGTGAAACATTAACGTCTGTTATAACTTTTTTGAATACTTTGGTGATTCCATTAACCACCACCTCTCTTTTAGTTATGGTATAACTTACTATATTACCATTAGCGTCAAAGTTTGGTACTTTGGTTCGGTTAGGGAATCCTGTAGAGTCAAATGGTAAAGAAAAATCTACATCGTGTACATTTTCAAACACTTGTCCAGCACCCACAACTTGTGAACCCCTCCTTAATGTGCCCAAATATCTAAAATCTTCCTTATCTCCCCCACCAGAAGTTTGTAATATAGGAACGGTAAGTGAAAAATCACAAACAGAAACAGATGGTCTATTACCTGGTAATTTTAAACCATATGTTCTAGCTATATTATATAGGGAAGACCTTTGATTTGCGTATTGTAATACTGTCTCTTGTAAAGACCTGTCTATATGGTAATGTAAATTGTCTGCAACCGCAGCGTTTAAATCTAAAAATACAGAAAAGATGGAAGCGTCATTAGCGTTCTGTATTAAATCGGGATATTGTTGTTGTACATACGTTAATAGTTCATTCCTTATCCCTACAAAATCTCTTTCACTGTACGATATTTTATTATTAGCCATATTATAAATTTATTATTACAAAATCTTTAGTTTCAAAAGCTTCATTAGTTATTGTAAATTCTAAAGTTACTTTTGCGGTGTGTTCTTTAGTGCCTTGACCAGCTACTCTATAAACTCTAGGGTCATTATCAGTTACAACAGTACCTGGTAATTCCTCAGCTTCTAATGCTGGTTCTATTTTAATATTATCTATTTTGAGATTGGGAATGTACTTGATTACTTGTTCCCTAATTTCAGACTGAATAGAGTCAAAGGTAATGTTATCCAAAGGTTCAAAAATATATTCATATAAGGTAGTTCCAAAATCTGGTAAAAAATATCTACTTCCTTTTCTAGTTAATAACAGATGAATTAAATTTGATTTTATTTCATCTTCAGTAGTAGGAGTAAGTTGCAAATAGTAACCATCTCTACTGTCCTGAAAAGGAAAATCTATTCCATATGTTGAAGAAGTCGGCATTGTTTTTTATTTATAAATACTTTAAACTTAAAATCTATAGTGTAATTGTTAACACATTTGAATTATATAAGTGTGGTTTACAATTTAGTCCGTAGTTTTCCACCACTTCTTTTACAACACCTTTAACAACTTTACTATCACCAGTTACAATTTCTAATTTTTTACTTCCAAATTGTATGTGGTCATATATAAAAGAATCCACAACATTTATAGCATTATCTATCTTGTAACCGTGTAAGTCTAGTTTATACATTTTCTTTTAAATATAAATACTACCCTTCACAACTAACACACTCTTCCATGGCTTTGGCAGCGATATCTCCCCTTAATACACTTTCAGTTCTAACGTAATATAATGTTTTAACTCCCACCTTCCAAGCTTCTAAATGTACTTGGTTTAACCATTTTGGTGTTGCTTCTTTAGGGAATGCTAAATTAAGTGATACTGCTTGGTCAACGTATTGCTGTCTTATTCCCGCTTGTCTTACTAATTCTAATTGATTTACTTCTTTAAATGTTTTAAAAACTTCTTTTACTGGTACAAAATCTATATGTGAATTTTCTTTTTCATCTAAATGTGTGATTTTACCATTGATATATCCCCAGTTATCCAATTCTTTTATATCTTGAACACTACCACCGTCTGCTAATATTTTATCCCAAGTATCTTTATTATTAATACCTATTTTTCTAAATATTTTTTCTAACTCTTTATTTTTTCTGATAAATGTACCTTTAGCACTTTGGTCTGTATATACATTTGCAGGTAAAGGTTCTATCCCTGAGCTTACACCACCAGCTAATTTACTATTGGATACAGTCGGTGCAACAGCTCGTAAATGAGTGTTTCTAAATCCACTTCCTGCACACCAAAGTGGTTCACCATACTCTGTAGCTAAGTCTCTAGAAGCTTGTTCGGATTCAGTTTTAATTTGACCAAAAATTCTTCTTGTTTCAAATTGTGCTGGTAGACCTTCAAAAGGTATTCCTCTTTGTTGTAAATATGTATGCCATCCTAGTACTCCTAAACCTAAAGCTCTTCCTTTTTCTGCACTTCTTACTGCATTTTCAAAACCTTTTCTATATTTAGCCTTTTGAATAAATTCTTCAAGAACACCATCTAAAAACCAAGTAGCTGTATAGATTAAATCGGTATCTTTCCATTCATCATATCTTGCAAGATTAAGAGAACTTAAACAACAAACAAAAGAATGATTTTCGTCAGTATGTAAAACAATTTCTGAACATATGTTAGTCATATACACTTTTAAACCATTTTTTTTATAAGATTCTGGTTTAGTCTTATTAACATTACCTCTATACATAATGTAAGGTTCACCAGTTTGTCTACGTTTCTTAATTAAAGATGCCCATTTTTGACGTGACTCCCTATCTCCAGCTTCCAATTTTCTCATAAATTTATCACCTACTACCGCACACTGGTGTAAGTTTAGTGATTG